TTGCAATCATATAATTATAGTGAGAAATAAACGATTTTTCATCGGGAACTACTTCAACATCATTAGCAGGTAGTAAATAAATATCATTACCATCGTAATAGAAAAAAGCATTACCGTCTAATAAAAAGTCTAAAAACGCTCTCCTAAATAATCTTACTCGATCCTCAAAAGGGTTTGGTCTAATATTTAGTATTTTATTTACTTTTTTTGCTGGAGTTGCGCCTTCAACAATCATAGGTATTTCTATACAAGCATTTATTATCATATCAACAGAGCGATGAACTACTTCAATCTCTCTATAGGCTTGTTCAAAATCAACAATTGTTTCTGGAGAGGCATAAGGCTCTAATGAAGCAATCGAAGGTTGAGCAGGATTAAGTTTTAACCTATCTGCCACCCATTTTCTAAAACCTTTTATTTCTTCGTTATCTGCCATTTTTTGCCTTTTGAATATCTAACCAATTTTTAATTTTAGGTGCTAGATGATTTGAATAAGTTTGTCCGTAGATAGAATGTAATTGTTTGTGGTGTAAACTGCATAAAGTGAATAAATGCTTATGACTCAATTCTTCTTCACAGTCTTTAGCAAACTCAATCCTTAACTTTTTTATATAGTCAACATCATCAATAGCATTTATTTTGTTTTTAAAGCACCATTTATTAAACAACTCACTAATGCTTAGTAAGTGATGCAGTTCTAATTTTTCTTTTGATCCACAAATAAAACATTCATCACGAAGTTTGTAATCTTTTTTTATAAAATCTCTAATATATTTTATAGGAAATCTTTTTAATTGATTCATAATACGATAATTTGACCCTGCTACCAAGTTAAATTTTTAAATTTTTCTACAACATTCCATCTCATCAAAAAATGTTCAGGATTCTTGTTTAGTCCTACATCACCTTCAGGTAAATTTAAGATTTTACCGCTAACCGTTTTTAGCCTATCTATATTGAGTGCTTGTTTAATCCAGTAACTAATCATAATATCATCCCCTCTCTCAGGATATCCAACATTGATAATATTGTCTCGTATTAAATTTAAGACATCTTGTTTTACAAGTATAACAGATCCTACTAAGAAGTCAACAGAATCATCAATACACCAGTGATCTTTTAATTCTAGGTAAGAACTTGCTGTAGACACTCCACTTTTTCCATAAATACCTACAATTGGTTCATTTAATTTAAGCATTTTATCAATTAAGGTTATATGAGGTAAAATATCATCATCTAAAATAAGTTTAAATTTTTCTGGGTATTGAAAACACCGTGTCCATCTATCCATACACTTTAAATTCTTTTTGTTATTTAAAATATCAATTGTTTTATAATCTTTTCCAGATTTAACGTCTATACCAGGTAGTTGAATATTTCTATCAGGATTATTATTTATAATTGTGATTGGATAAAGACCCTCAAAAGCTTTTACAATTTGTAAAACATTATCTGATCGTTTATAATTTAAAACAATAATTCTAACCGTGGGCATAAATAGATATATTACTCATTTTAGAATGTGTGTATATAGCATATCTTATAGCATCACACGGGTGAGAAGTCCAATCATGAACAGGCTTTGGAGTTTCAGTATTTGGGTTCCATCTATAAGTACTCATCGCAGAAAAACAATGACTTGAACCTAAAGTATCAAAAAATAAATTATCCTGCTCTATCAATACTTGTAAGTAATTAATACCGTCATTAACTGATTTTACAGCGTTTTCACAATAAATGTCATAATCGTATGCAAAGTCAGCTTTTAACTGTTGAGCGGCAGAATCGATGTAAATAGTGTCAATACTCCATTCGTCCATTTTTTCTTGTATGCGAGCAGCAAGTTCTGAGGTAGTGGATTCTTTTGACACGTATTCATCTATAATATAGTAAGATTTACCATCAAACCCAATAACAACAAATACATTATCATCTCGATATCCCACATCAAGCCCAGCAATAACTTCAGAAAAACGTTCACCTACATACTCACCAACGTGCTTTCCTTCATCAAGTGCTTCATAAATTTGTGCCTCAGTGGTGGTCCACTCACACTCATACTCTTGTGCAAACAGTGCCTTAGATACAGCCCTTCTTGCTTCTTTAACATCATTTTCTGATAGTAAGGGGTTAGATCTCCAGGTGAATAATGCTGACCCCCAATCAGAATACTCTTGATCACTTCCTCTTAAATAATAATTATACAGATAATTACCTTTACCACGAGGAGTAGATATCCATAAGCAACGAGAGTCCTTAAACGTGGAGAGCGCAGGTCGTAAATCACGTGTAAAATATTCTTCATTTGGTATGATTGCAGCTTCGTCAACTATTAATAAGTTAGCAGCTCTACCAACTAATGAGTCTCGGTTATTAGCGGATAAAAGTCTGAACACGGAACCATTTATTAATCTAACAACTTTGTCTTTTTGATTAAACCTATCAACCTCAATCTCAAGTTGTTTAATTAAATCGGTTACATAATCCCAAATAATTGATGAAAGGGAAAAATTAGGAGCAACAACCATTACTTGTTGACCTGGTTCTAACAATTTACCAAAAGCTAATATGGCAGCTGCATAAGACTTACCTGTTCGTCTAGCTGCTATGTGAACAAAAAATCTATTTTCATTCAGACCATCGATCATAGCTTTTTGAGATTCATTAAATTGCACGGGGGTAGGTAACTTGGTGAGGAGTTTATCTATACTTAATCTGAAAAAACTCATTTAGGAAACATATTAATTATCATAACTATAAAGGCGGTTACGCTTGCTATTGCACCGCCAACCCAGAGAAGAGTTTTTAATGAGGTTCTACCTTTAGTTGCCAACTCACTGACCCCATTAACCTTATAATGCATAGCTTTTAACTCGCCTCTAATTTCATTCATTGTTTGCATAATATTGTTATAACGCTCTTCGCATACGGCTTCATGAGCCGTCATGTTAGCTTTATTAGATTGTGAACGTTCATGCAATCTATCTAGCTCGCCTTGTATTTGATCTAGTTCCCTAACATTATCCGCCATTGTATACTCTATGTTTTGATAATATACTGAACAACTTGAGAGGGTAATGTTGTATTCACAGTAAATGCATCAATAGTTAATGCAGGAATAGAGTGTGTATGCGCTGACGTATTGACTGCAGTAACAGCAGCTGCTGTTGAGGAGTCTTTAGCCGAAGATGCAAAGTTTGAAGTTGAAGTAGATATCGACTGTGTAGTAGAACCTGTAGTTCCGGTCGGAGTCGTAGCATTGTCTTTTGAAGCTGAAGCCATAACAGCTGAAGCAGCAATACCTGTAGTAGCAGCACCCATAGTGTCCATATTTGTACCCTTTCCTAGTGGAACACGATCTCTTAAATCTGGTACGTTAAAGTTACCTGAACCGTCTCCTACTCCAAAAGATGTTCCAATAGCAGCAAACAGTCTTGCAAATGTTGTTCTACTTATTGCAGCATCGTTACATGCTAAAAACCCTGTTGGGGCAGTAGCATTTCCAAAAGCAACAATTGTCCCTGCTGGAATAATTTCTATACCACCTGCAGCTGAACCGTCATGTAGTATAAGAGCATCGGTATCGGTATCAACAGTGATCTCTCCGACTGCTCCTGTAAATGAATTATTTTGAGACGTTGTACCACGTCTAAATTGTAATTGAGTTGGCATTTCTCATTCTCCTTAAATTAAGATAAAGCACCTAAATCTTCTGTATCCACTGAACCTGTAGGTTGGGATAACATATCAAAAGTTGTCAAACCTGCTGTAACTTGTCCAAACGCATCAGTTGATGAATTAGCAGAGTCTAACAGTCCATAATCACCTGTAGGAAAAGCTGTAACTGATGAACCGACTGATTGTCCTGACCCATCAGCAAAAATTATTTGTCCTGCAGTTAGTCTTAAATTACCGTTAACAACTAACGCGTCGGTAGCAGCAGGATTAGTATTTGCAATTGCTAGGTATGTGCCGACAAAAGCGTTACCTGATATTCCTACATTAGCAGTAATGTCAGCATTACCTGTAATTTTGACTCCAGTTTGTTGAGTCTTTAAATGTTCGTTTCCACTATAGTAAACTATAGATTCACTTGCTGAGCCATCGGCTCTAAAATAGTCTTCTACCCCACCAGATCCGTCATCTGTGCGAAGAATTATATCATTATCATCAGAAAAGTTTCTAATTATTAAGTTACCCTTATGATTAGAAATAGTTCCTGATGTATCATTATGCTTAATGATCAAATCATCATCAGCACCTATGATAAGCTGACCACTATCACCTAAATGAACGTTACCTTTAGAAGAACCGTCACCCACTGTTACAGTTGAGTTAGCAGCTACTTCTAATTTATTTCTAGCGTCTATTCCTAAACCACCCATAAAGGCTGACAGTTTTGTGCTCATTGCGTTCCTTTCATACTCGTATATTTGAGTATATCAAAATTTTTTCAGCAGACCAAACTTTTATGATAAAGCACCTAAATCTTCTGTTGCCAAAGACCCTGACGGGGTTGTTAACATATCAAAAGATGTTAAACTACCTGTGGTTTGACCAAAAGAATCAGTAGCAGTGTTGGCATTATCTAATAAACCATAGTCACCTGTAGGAAATGATGCAACAGAAGCTCCAGCTATACCTGCAGCTAATGCTGCTAAGTTACTATTAATGTTTTGATCTATTCCATCCAAATGACCAATTTCAGTTGAAGTAATTGCACTAACTTCTATTTTACCACCACTACCAGACACGAGAGCCCTTGAGGCAGTAAGGTCAGAAGTAGTAACTGTTGAAATAGCTCCCGCTATATTATTTGTTCTTCTTGTTTCTGCACCACTGAATTGTGTTTGAATAGCGCTTGTAACACCATCTAAGTGACCTAGTTCAGTTGAGGTAACTGCTGATGCAGCCACTTTACCAGAGCTATCAGAAACTAAAGCTCTTGAGGCAGTTAAATCTGCATCATCAATTGAAGTTGCTGCTCCAGTAATTGTAGCTTGTTTAGAATCTATTTGAGTTTGTATAGCACTAGTAACTCCATCAAGATGTCCTAATTCTGTAGAGGTCACATCTGACACTGCTACCTTACCTGAACCGCTTGATACTAAAGCTCTTGAAGCAGTTAAGTCAGCATCATCAATAGTAGTTGCAGCACCTGTGATAGTGGCTTGTTTACCATCTATTTGTGTTTGTATAGCCCCTGTGACACCATCTAAATGTCCTAATTCCGTAGAAGTAACTGCGGATACTGCTATCTT